ACAACCGTGCCGGGGGATTTAAACGCGACATAATTAGAAGAGTCTGTGTCGGCTAAACGTAAAGCACCTGTTGCACCAATCTGAACATTTGTGCCGTCCCACGTTAAGTTGGATGATCCGCCAAAAACGCCTGCGTTATTAAACTGAATCTGCGTGGTAGAACCACCCGCTGCGCCACCCACTTTGACAAAGTCAGAACCATTCCAAGCGCACACCGCTCTTTCACCAGGAACAATCGTTACCCCTGTTGTGTAGGTTGGTGTTGCTGAATCGGTTGCACGGAGGACAATATTTTGGCTGCCCGTTGTTTCGTTAACAACGATGTAAATCTTGCTGTAGTTGGTAAGCGTACCGCCGCTAATGGCCCACGCTGGTGCGTTAATATTCCGAGTGGCTGTTCTTGCCCCTGTACAACGTAGGATGGCATATTGCGCGGTGGTTGAGCCAATATTCGTTCCAGCGGCATTGCCTTCGGTAGAAGACAGGTTTGTATCGGAGTCAGCGCTTAGGGACAAAGATCCCGCGACCGAGATATCGATGTACTCGGACAATCCGTTATTGACGATGTCACCCCAGGTTCCCGATTCTGTGCCCGTGACCGGGAGAGGAAGATCCAAAAGGGTTGTGCGATTAATGGTCATGAAATGCTCCTAATTACGCTGCCACGTCAACTTCGACCCAGGTCGTTGACTGCGCATCGTTAACCTCTGTCCACGAGGCCGCTTGCGCGCTGCTCACAATAGTCCATGTGGCGTTTTGCGAATCATCCACCACGGTCCATCCTCGAATCAATACGGTGCCAACGAATCCAGTGCCTTCAACACCGGTTGGAATGACCGTATTATCCACCTTAAAGGCGACAGTTCCAATACTTCCAGTGCCTTCAACCCCCGTAAACACGGGAATAACCGCGTCAACAGGCGTGCCCACGTCACCCGTACCGACAACGCCGGTCACGGCAATGGTTGAATTGATGGCAATGGCAACAGCGCCGACGTTGCCCGTTCCTTCCACACCGGTTGGAATAACGACTTCGCTGACCGCTAGGGTCACCGTGCCGACACTGCCCGTTCCTTCCACACCGGTTGCTACGACCGTCGTGTTGATGGCAATCGCAACAGTGCCAACACCGCCTGTTCCCTCAACCCCTGTTGGGGTGATGTTTTCACTTACAGAAAACGTAACACTGCCCACGTCTCCTGTGCCGACAACACCGTTAGGTATGACGATGTCATCGACTTGGACGATGAAGCCGCCAATGAGACCCGTCCCTTGAACGCCTGTGGGAGAAAAAGCAATTGCTGGCGTCGTAGTCCCTACGAAACCCGTAGCTGAAACACCTGTCGGCTTGGCTATGACAAGCGGTGTAGGAGCAGTGACTGCGCCTGTGCCTGAAACGCCAGTAAGCGTGATGGTTTCATTGATCTGGATAGCAACGGTGCCTACATTACCCGTGCCAGAGACACCCGTAACCTGTACGGTTTCATTGATCTGGAAAGTTACGGTCCCTACAGCGCCTGTGCCTGAGACGCCGGTAACCTGTACGGTCTCGTTAACCTGTAAGGTTACGGTCCCTACGCTGCCAGTGCCAGATACTCCTGTGACATTGACAACAACACTAACGGCTCCGCCCCAAGGCGTCCCGCCCCAAGCGCCATATCCCCAACCCTCGGTAGGCAAAGCCCCGCCAGAACCTGTCGCACCAAGTGCTGCGCCGCCGAATGCTGAGAAGCCGAACACATTTTTACCTTGTTATCTCGGTCCAAGAGGTTGTTGCTTCATCCCAGCTATACATTTTTCCGTCCGTGGGCATGGGTGTGGGTGGCTCCCATTGTGCCGTGTCGTTGTTCAAAATCCAACTAGCAAAAGGCTGCGGCGGTACAAACGCATCAATGTCAGCCCTGTATGTGTAGCCGATCCCTGCGTAATTTTTCCTGATGTTGCCGTTGTAGCTTGTCTGCTTCCAGCGTGTATAACCACTTGACCAAGAAATTAAAAAATCAATTCCTTTTTGTTCTTGCTCAATACCATTTTCGTCAAGCAATTCATTGTTATGTACGCAATGAACTTCAAGCACAACATTATTTACATCTAGTTTTGCGAAGTGCGCCATGTACAACCTCTAGAATGTAATTGAACCGTTGCCAGTCCACTTATAGATACGATAGCCACCTGAAACCGTTATTGTTGGAGAACCTGTAGTTGATGTTGCCGCAGCATAACTTTCTGGGTAACGCACAATACATATGCCGGATGCACCGCTTCCACTTCCGCTACCGCCATTCCAACAACCGCCACCTCCAGAACCTGTATTTGCACTAGCATTTTTTGATCCGCTACCTCCTGAAGCCGCGCTTGCACCACCATTCGCTACACCATCACCACCAACCGCGCTACCGCCGGCTCCCGCTGTAAGACCACTTCCATACGCACCGCCACCGCCACCACCTGCATAAGTAGTGCTCGTTCCAGAAATAGAGCTTGACTTTCCAGCTCCTCCGTCACAGTTAGTACCTCCTGGAGCGGCGCCGCCTGCCCCGCCTCCCCCTCCTCCCCTATCTCCAGATGAAGGTTTTGCTCCATTGTTTCCAAAGCCATAAGTGCCGCTAGCGCCTGATTGAGATGGTTGGGTTCCGGTTCCAGCACTTCCGCTGCTTGATGTTGCCGCGCCACCACCTGAGCCACCATTTCTACCATTATTGACAAAAAGGGTTGATGATTCTTTGTCAGAACCTCCGCCTCCAATCGCAGTCAACAATGAACCAAAGGAACTATTCGTGCCATTATTTGATGCGTATGTAGCAGACCCAGACGCTCCTGCCCCTCCGCCGCCAATAGTAATACTGTAAGAAGTGCCAGCAGATATTGATAAAGACGGATGTTCAATATAACCTCCGGCCCCACCTCCAGGCGAGCCACCGTTTCCAGACAAAGCTCCTGATGCACCTCCAGCAACCAAAAGAACTTCAACTGATGAAGGGGCGACTGCAATTCCTCTTGCGCCAAGCAAAGAAAGCATAATTCCTGTCATGACACGTTCCCAGTAATCACGCAGTTTGTTGCATCAATAAAAAGTATCGTCGCCACACCGCGTGTAGCTAATGTCGCTGACGTTACCGTTGTGTTGCTGCCAGCTAATTTAGTGGTTACCGCAGAGCAAGTAATCGTCAAACTTCCTGTTGTATTGTTATAAAGCGAAACAATATCGCCCGCTGCAAATATGGAAGCAGGAACTGTAATACCCGCAGCAAGCGAAACAACTTTGCCAACATCGGCTGCAACTAATGTTGTCGTTGTTGAGCTTATTGGTGTATTCAAAAACCCTAGCGAAAAGTTGCTCGCTAAGTCAGGAAGCGTTGCGGTAACACTGCTTGATGTATTTGCACTTTGTAAGGTCGTTGTTCCTGCGCCAGAAGCATTACCTTGGACTTTGATATTACTCATACTCTACCCCCAAATAAGCCACGCCTGACCTGTAGGCACCGTGACTGACTTGCTTGTGTTAATCGTAATTGGCCCCACGGCACTTGCATTGTTGCCCGTCGGGATGGCATAACTGCTTGTGATTGTTTGGTTATTAAGCGCAAATAACGTGCTTGAAGCAGGGAATGTGACAAAGACATTCTTTGTCCCTGCGCTAAAGTTCACCAGACTCCCAGAGTTACTGGAAGACAGCACCGTGTCTCTTGATAACGTCGTGCCGCTGGATGTATAGGTTCCGATCCCAACTTCCCAGTTAGAACCTGAAGCATCTGCGATGGTGTAAAAGGTACTGTTTCCGTTACCTACCGCAGCAAAGGATTGAAAGCCGGTTGACGCACCGGCAAGGGTTATTGTCCCCGTGCCAGTGGTTGTCGTGGTTTCTTGAACCCGATCAGCAAGGACGAAAGCCACTGGCTACTCCTTCGCATTTAAGCAATGCGGATGATGGCGGTCGACGCAGCAGGCGATGGGAATTGAATCTGGAAATCGCCTGAACTAACCGACTGATCGCCGCCAAAGCTAAGGACGGCACAAGCAGGATCGCCCGCTGCTGTATCGTTATAAATAATGCCGCCGCAGGTCGTAAAAGTCGCCCCAGACCACGTCGTATTATCAAAGTCGCACACAGCGGTGGTGCCATCAGCCACAGGCGTTACCGAAGTCAGTGTGTTGCCCCCAGTGGTGTAGCCACTGCCGTTAGGCACTTCATCCGAGTTGCTCGTCAGGTTGGTGTAACTGGTGGTTGCGGGACCGTAAGTGCCGGATCCAGCAGCCGTTGCCTTCATCAAAGCAAGCTTGAACGTATTGCCTGTAGAGGCGGTAAAGTTGTGAACTGCTTTGAGGATTTCGACCTTAAACGAAGTCGGCATCGCGGTAGTTACTGAAATAGGCATGTTAATTCTCCAATAGCTTGATCAACTCAGGATGACCTGCATCCCGAAAACGGTTCATAAGCGTGGTGTTATGCGATGCCACAGCCTGACGCATGTAACGGACCAAGACACCACGAATCTGGTCTTTGAAAGCCTCTGCTTGATCGCGAATGACAGGGTGCGAGTTCGCACCTACATAGACGATCTTCTCAAGCGCCATCTCAGCTACTTCTTCAGGTGAAAAGCCACGCCCAGAAACATGACTGACTTTAAATTCACCAAGTAACGCACCGCCAGCAGATCCAATCATGGCCCAGGGCTCTCCGATTTAATGGGTAAGCGAATCATGCCATCTCTGTACTCATCACGTCTACGGCGGCCTTGCTGTTCGATGCCAAGACCCTGGATAGCCTGTTGATAACTCTGGTTAAAGTACTGAAGCATCTCAGGCGGACCCTTGGTGTAGCTGTAGGCTTGGATCAAACAGGCATACAAAAGGGCTTCTGGCGCGTTCAAGCTTATCCAGGTCGTCGTGTTGGTGCTTGAGAGCTGTGCGGGACGGTAGATGTAACCCAATTCAACCGTGAAGTTTGCATTCGGTGTTGGAGCGACATAAAAGGTGTTTTGATCCCACACTGAGTAATACTTCGGGACCCCCGTATCACTGCCATCGGGCCAGTACTCCTTCATAAAGGACGTGTCCCGGAAGTCCAAAAAAACTTGGTCGCCTGTAGACGGCACCGTAACCATCATGTACCGATGCGTCAGGATGTCC